AGATTTTTTAAGTACTTTAGAAAAAGCAACAGATCCAAAACAAATAGGAGATGCGGCTAGAACACTAAATGACGAATTGGGTGTAATTAAAGAAAAGCAGTTGCCTAAAATATCAAGCAAAACAGTCTTTATAGCTGACGATCCAGAGGATTTAGGAATTCAAAATCAAAATGAAATTGAAGATACATTTGGTGAAGTAGAAACTATAGTAGAAGTTGCAGGCGTAAGGGGATAATTATGAGTGCTACATCAGACCAAGTAAAAAAACTTATAGACAATGAGATAAAAAAACAAAAAGATAAGTTAGATTTAAAAGTAGACAACGCTATAAATCTTTATAGAGCTGGTAATGAAAAGGCTGATAAGTTAGTTAATGATATAGAAAAGAATATAGAAAAAGCTAAAAAATCTAAAGAAAGAGTTGATTCTACAATAGATTCAATTAAGTCTATACAAATATCTTTTGATTCAAGTAGAAAAGTAGCTGAATCAACAGAGAAGGCTTCAACGATAGGTTCAGCATTAAACCCAGCCGCAGCTGCTGTAGCATTTGTTCAAAAATTTATAATAGATAAACTTAAAGTAGAAATAAAGGATATAAAAGATGAGTTAAATGTCGCACCACAAATATTAGATAATCTCGATAAATTTTTTAAAAGAACGAGAATAAAATTAGCTAGAGAAAAATCAAGAAGAGCAGCTCAAAAAAGAATCGCTGAAGAAAACAAAAAGATGCTAAGTTAGTATATTTATATAAAACAGGAGTTATTATGGCAAACAGTAAAAAATTGGTAAGTTTAATCAGAGAAATTGTACGACAAGAAGTACAAAAAGAGGTTAAGCAGATATTTATTAAGGAAGGAATGAAATCTATGGCTGAAAAATCTACATTAGTAGAAGATACAGTTATGGAAGTTCTACCTGAACGAAAACCAAAACCAAAGAAAAAAGTCACATACACAAACAATCCAGTGTTAAATGATATTTTAAATGAGACAGCTAATCAGCCTCAAGAAATGGAAGAATATCCGACAATGGGTGGTGGAACTTTTGATAGTACGAAAATGGCTCAGGCTATGGGATATGGTAATATGGTAGGCGGTGATAAAAAAGTACAAAGAGAGATTGCCGCAGTACAAACTGCACAAGCAGCTGGCGCCGATACATCAAATCCTGCAGTACAAGATGTAATGAAAGATTTAACAAAAGATTATAGTGCTGTGATGAAAGCTTTAAAGAAAAAGGACGGTAAGATATAATGGGAGCAATTCAAAACGATTTAGATCCAGACACTTATATTGGTATAGAATTACCTTTAACATATGGTAATTCAGGATTCTTTAAAAGAACAAAAACTGCTTTAGAGCAAACAAGATCTAATATCAAAAATCTTTTAGAAACAAACAAAGGTGAGAGATTGGGAAATCCAACTTTTGGTTGTGATTTAAGAAGAGTTTTGTTTGAAAAAGAAGGTGATATAGAGAGTGATATAGAAGAAGCTATAACTTCTGCTATGAATGAATTTTTACCATTTGTAACTATAGTAGAAATAAAAAGTCTCTTTTCAGAAGCCAACCCAAATATTGTAAATGTTTCTCTTAGATTTAGTTTAAATACAGATGTTAATGAAGAAGAGACTTTGGCATTAGATTTTGGAAACTACGAATCAGTACAACTACTTTAATGGAGATGAGTAATGCCATATTCTACACCTAAAAAATCAGTAAAAGAAGTTAGATATTTAAATAAAGATTTTACATCTTTTAAAGATAATCTGATTGAGTTTACTAAAATATATTTTCCAAAGGAGTATAATGATTTTAATGAATCATCTCCTGGAATGATGTTTATAGAAATGGCATCTTATGTAGGTGATGTTCTGTCTTATTATATTGACAATCAATTTAAAGAAAGTTTATTAGCTTTTGCTGAAGAAAAGAAAACTGTATATAATATGGCACAATCATTAGGTTACAAACCTAAATTATCTTCGCCTGGCACAACAGATTTAGATGTATTTCAAACAGTGCCCGCCATATCGTCAGGAACAGGAGCTAATTTTGTTACAACACCAGATTTAAGATACTCTATGGTAGTTAAATCAGGTATGGAAGTCACTTCAAATACAGGTATAACATTTATTACACAAGAAGATTGTAATTTTAAATTTTCAAGCTCTTACGATCCTTTAGATATTAGTATATATGAAAGCTCTAACAATATACCTGTAACATATTTATTAAAGAAATCCGTTAAAGCCAGTAGTGGTACAATAGCTACTGAATTTTTTACTTTTAGTACTGCTGAAAAATATAAAAGAATTGCTTTAGCTAATTCAAATATAACCGAAATAATTTCGTGTACAGATAGTGATGGTAATGATTGGTATGAAGTTCCCTTTCTAGCACAAGATACTATGTTTTCAGATATGGAAAACTTAGAAGAAAATGATGACGAACTATATACCTATTCTGACCAGGCACCATACTTACTGAAACTTATAAAGACTTCAAGAAGATTTACAACTTTTATTAGAGAAGATGGTAGAACTGAATTGAGATTTGGCGCAGGTACATCAGATAGTGCTGATGAAGAGATAGTTCCTAATCCAGACACTGTTGGTTCATCTTTGCCTGGCTCACCAACTTATCTAAATACAGCTTTTGATCCATCAAACTTTTTAACAACAAAGGCATATGGACAAGCACCATCAAATACTCAATTAACAATTACATATAGATATGGTGGTGGATTAGATCATAATGTAACTTCAAATAGTTTAAGATCTATACAATCTATAAATGTAGCATCAGATCAATCAGGTTTAACTTCATCATTAATAGCATCGACAAGAGCTTCTATTGCTGTAAACAATACCATACCAGCCACAGGCGGTAAGGGTCCTGAGAGTATCATAGAGGTTAAGAATAATACACTAGCTTACTTTCAAGCACAACAAAGAGCAGTAACTAAAGAAGATTATATAACGAGAATATATGCTCTACCAACAAAATATGGTAATGTAGCTAAATGTTACATTGTACAAGATACTCAATTAGATAGTAAGTCAGGCGCAAACTCTGATAATAGAGTAGCAAATCCATTAGCTCTTAACTTATATACATTAGGATTCGATGCTAGTAAAAAATTAGTTAATCTAAATAAAGCTGTAAAAGAAAATATACAAACTTATCTAACACAATTCAGAATGGTTACTGATGCTGTAAATATACAAAATGCTTTTGTTATTAATATCGGAGTAAAGTTTAATTTACTTACAAAATCAGGCTATAATAAAAATGAAGTTGTTTTAAGAGCTATACAAAAAGTAAAAGACTTTTTTGATATTGATAAGTGGCAGATTGGACAACCAATTGTGATAGCTGATTTAGCTTATCAAATATCTTTAACAGATGGAGTATCTGCTGTAGTAGCACCTACTGAAAATAATTCTGATGGGTTGCCTATACTAATTGAAAATAAATTTTTAGAATCAGGCGGTTACTCTGGAAATGTTTATGATATGAAAAGCGCCACACAAGATGGCATAATATATCCATCATTAGATCCAAGCATATTTGAACTTAAATATCCAAATATAGATATTGAAGGAAGAGTGATTGGTGATTCAGCAGGAGGTAGCTAATGCATTATTTTATTTTTCCAGAGTTTGATACTACACTATATCAAGCTTCTGCTAGTAGAAACACAGGACTTGATGAGATATTAGAAATAGAAAAAACTATGAATCAATCAGGTGGAAATGTAAGAGTTTCTCGTGCACTAATTAAATTTGATTTAGCCGAAATTTCTAGATCGATGGTTAGAGGGCAGATAGCAACAGACGCTAAATTTTATTTAAATATGTATGATGCAAAGCCAACTGAATTATCATATAGCCAATCTTTATATGCTTATCCTATAAGTGGTAGTTGGGTTCCAGGCGAAGGATTTAGAGCTGATAATCCAAAAACGCAAGAAGGAGCAACTTGGGAATTTAGAGATGGTATTACAGGTAAAAGTTATTGGGGAAGAGCAGAGGATACTGCTGTATCTTCATCAGGTGGTGCTTGGTTTTCATCTTCCTTTGCATCTCAATCTTTTGAATATGAAACAAGAGATATGAGAATGAATGTTACGCCTATAGTAAGTGATTGGTTGAAGAAGGAATATCCAAATAATGGATTCATACTTAAAAGAAGTGGTAGTATGGGTAATTTAAGTTCAGATACACCTGAAGGTAGCACAGATAGATTGGGGAACTTCTCTTTCTTTTCCAGAGAAACAAATACAATATATCCACCAAAATTAGAAGTAGAATGGTACGATACAAAATTTAGCACAGGCTCATTAGACCCATTAACAGGTATTGATTTAGAAGATCCTATAGTCTATATGAAAAGTTTAAGACCTGAATATAAGGAAAAATCAAAAGTAAAATTTAGAATTGTTGGAAGAGGTCGCTATCCTACTAAGTCTTATTCAAATACTGCCTCTGAGTATTTAACAGCAAAGTATTTTCCAAGCGCAAGTAAAGAACAGATTGGTGGTGATGGTGCTTACTATTCTGTAATAGATGCACAGACAGATGATGTTATTGTACCATTTGGATCGGGCTCTGCTATAAGTTGTGATTCTACAGGAAACTATTTTAATCTATGGATGAATGGGTTTCAATCAGAAAGATATTATAAATTTGAATTCAAAGTCGTTAGTGATAGTGGAACAGACGAGGAGACAATACAATATTTTGATGAAGATTTCGTATTTAAAGTTGTGAGATAAAAAATGCCATATACACAAGAGGAATTAAAAAATTTATCCTGGTACCAGAATTTAATTGATGAAGATGAACAAGCATATCTTGCAAATAAAGATCTTTTAGAAACACAAGCTGCTTTATCAGGCTCAGCCGACAATGGTTCTTTATTAGTTAGAGATGATGAGGGTACAATTTTAATATTTGAAGATCCTTATACAGGTAATTTACCACAGGATCCTTCAACAAAAATAATACACACTTCTATTGTGAATAAATTAAAAGACGATGAAGCTAATATCAATTCTATATTAGATAGAAATTTTGAGGAATTATAATGGCTAGTAGATTAAATGACAGAGATAGACAATTACTTAATGCTTACCAAACAAAAAGAGTTGGTGAAAAGCCATATGAAGATGGTTTGTGGGCATCTCAAGGTAATAAAGACTTTGCTTATTTAGAAGTCTATGATGATTCCAACAACTTAATAGATTTTAGAAACTTATCAACTGATAAATTTTCATTAAATGATAATAATAATAATATAGAATTTTATGTCGGAAACCATTTAAGAGACTTAGGATTCAACAATGGCATTTTTAACGTAAACTATAATTTTTTTAGAAAATTAGCTGGTGATGAGAGGGCGGTTTTAGTTAGAAACAAACCAGGATTTGAAGGGGATATTCATACTTCAACCTTTAACATTCAACCAGATGGTAAAGTTTACACAGGTACAGAACAACAATTTAAGGATAGCCCATCTACTGCTGAACAATTAACTGTAGAAGATTTAAAATACCAAATAGACGAAATATCACCAAGTAGAACCGAAGTTAGACTAAAGGCTAAAAATATAAAAGGTTCTTATACTGCTGATTTTATTGACATACAGACTTCTGTAACTTTAAGTGAGATAGAAGGAAATATTAACTTTATTGCACCGGCTAGTAATCCAAATGATATGTTTGATTCAAATGTTTTAGAAATATCACCTGACGAAGGTGGTTTTTTGTTTACACAAAAAATGAAAAATGGTACAATATCAATACCAGGTGTATTTTTAGTAAACGAAGTTCAAATACCTGTAAAAACAGGAATAAATTTTTTCACAAATTCTGATTTGGAAACTACTGAAAGAGATAGTTTAGGTAATGAAATAAGTTTAGCTGATACTTACGGATGGGATGCGAGTTTACATTCTAAAGCTGTGAGAGCAACTGGGTTTAGTCCTGGTTATAATAGATTTGCCACCAGCACATTTGGTGGAACAGCGCACTTAGGCTATCATGCACATTTTGTTAGAGGAGAGGGAAAAACTGGCGGAGTAGCTATGAAGTTTCCCGATCAAAATAATATATTTACGGAATTAGAAGAATGGCCGTCTGATTTTCCAAGTAGGTGGTTGGGTGTAAATCAAAAGATGGGTTCACTTATAGGACAAGGAGTTAAACATTTTGATTTTGTTAATTTAAAATTAGATTTAAAATCTACTGTTGCGGGAAGGGGTATTCTAATATCATTATACTATCCCAACGAATTAATATCAGAAGATATTCCAACCTCACCACCAACAGGATATTTTAACCCAAATGATCCTCCGCCAACAGAACCGGTGCCGGATGATCCAGAAGGTTT